GGCGGCGTCCTTGGCATCGCGTTCCGCGATCGCCTTCTCGGCCGCGTCGGCGCGTGCCTGCGCCTTCTCGAGCTCGGTGCGGTTGGCCTCTTCGTGCTCGTCGAACTTCTTCGCCTTCTCGGCGTTCGACGTGGCCCGCTCCTCGTTCTTGCGAGACAGGCCCTTCCACTTCTCAGCGTCGGCGAGTGCTGCCGCCAGCTGTTCCTCGAGCGTTGCGCCGTCGGTCGGCTTCGGCTTGTTGTCGTCTTCCGACATCGGTATCTCCCGTTTCGGGTTGATGGTTGACCGTTTCGGTCACTCCCCACGGCGTGGGGAAGTCAGGTGAGCGCTGCGATGTCTGCGGCGCTGGTGAACTTGTCGGACCGCCACGCGAGGGTCGGTCCGAGCTCGCCGTGCTCGTTGACCACGACGAGGTCCGTGTAGTCGCTCAGCGGCTTGCCGGCGGACGACGTCTTCTCGATGCCGAGGTCACGTGCGCCGCGGTCGGACGGGCCGCCGAGCTTCTGGTCGATGAGCGCGTGGGTGCGCTCGAGCAGGTCCGGGTCGAGGATCGTGCCGGGCCCGTCGGACTCCTTGACCGGCTGCACCCCGCAGTCGCAGCCGGGGTGGATCGGCATGAGCTCGTGCTTGCTGTACTTCTGCGTCGAGGCGATGGCGCACAGCGCGCAGTTCTCGAGGCCGGTGAGGACGCGGCGGTAGCCGTAGAACCCGGACGCCTCGAGCGCGCGCTGCGCCTGCCGGTTCTTCGCCTGCTGCAGTTCGGTCGCGACGATGGTGAGCATCCGGTCGAGGCCGTACGCGATCGCCGCGTCGAACGGGGAGCCGTTCGACAGTGCCGTGTACAGCGTGACCGCGGCGCGGCGGTAGACGTCGGCCGAGGGCGTGCCCCGGTAGCCGAGGATCGCGTCCCGGTCGACGCTCGCGCCGGCGGTGGTGCCGGCGACGACGGCCGCCTGCCCGATGTAGGCGTTGGTCAGCGTCGCCGTGGCGAGTTGGCCGGCCTGCACCTGCGGCAGGATCTGCGAGATCAGCCGATCGATGTCCGCGTCCCGGTAGTCCGGCGACGCGTCCCACCGGGCCGCCGTCAGGGCGAGGGTCCGGTCGCGGATCTGCTTCGTCGTCGTCTGGTGAGCCGCGGTCAGCTGGTCAAGCGTTGCCAGTGCCACCGGCTGCTCCGATCAGGGTCGCGGCGAGCAGCTGGTCGGTGGCCGCGTCGGCTTCGTCCTGCGCGATCTCGTCCGGCGACATGCCCATGATGTTCTGCTTGATCCACCGGGCCGACATGCCGGCCGCCTTCGCCTGCGTGGCGGCCTGCGTCTTCTCGGTGAACGAGACGTGCTCGGGCGGCATCCACAGCAGCTCGATGGTCTCGCCGTCGTCGACGCCGAGGACCCGGAGCGCTTCGAGGAGAGCACCTTCCCCAGGAGAGGAGGCACGCGCGATGCGGTCCTTCGCCTTCTGGATCTCGCCTTCCTTCGCGTTCGCTGCGCCCTCGGCGGACTGGTTCTCACCCGACGGGATGAACACGGAGATCGGCGTGCGGATGACGCCGGCGAAGTCGCGGGCGTCGGTCTTCTCGCCCTCGAGGAGCGGGCGGATGTCGGTCGCGTCCGACTCCCACACGTCGATGCCTTCGGGGAGGTCCAGCAGCGCGCCGGGCGCGGCCTCGAGAATCTTGGCCCAGTCGATGTCGTTGCCGTCTTCGTCCTGGCTGGGGAGACCACCCTTGAGCGCACGGACCTTGAACGCCTGCATCGCGGTGGTGACCAGGCGCTGCAGCTTGCCGAGGTTGATGCGGTCGATGACGTCGGTGTGCGGCTCGAACTCCGCGACGCCGTCCTTGTTCTCGAGGACGTACACGGGGACCCCGCCGGCGAAGGTCTCCGGCTCGCCGTCGACCTCCCACTCGCCGTCGATCTGCGGGTGGGGTGTGCCGTTGTCGTTGGTCGACTTGCGGGAGAACCGCTGGCGGACGCCGGGGGTCCAGACCAGGGCGACGTCCCTGCCGGAGTCCGGGTCGCGCCATGCCTTGAGCGCGGCCCGGGCCCGCCAGGGCTGCGTCGGGTCGGGGGCGGTGATGACCTGCTCGGGCTTCTCCGACGTGATGATCGGCTGGCCGTCGCGGACTCCGGTGATGAGGTAGCCGACGCTCGTGGTGAGCATGTTCGAGATCGCGTCGCCGAACACGACGTCGAGGCGGTTGTCGCGCCACACCCGTCGCGCGGCGACTGCTGCGGGGCTCGTCGTGGATGCACCGACGCGGACGCCGTTCGGGACCATGCGACCGCCGAGGGATTCGCAGGCGAGGCCGCCGTAGTTCGTGCGGGCCTTCTTCTGGAACGCCTTCCACGTCTCCTTGGTGTTCTTACTCATCTCGGGCAGCGGCGCGTTCCCGTTCGCGTAGGAACGGTTCATCGCGATGCGCGTCTGACGAGCGTCGAGGCGCTTCGCCAGGATCGGGAGCCATTCGGCGGGTGTGGTAGCCACAGGGTCCCTCTCAGTAGATGCGGCGGGCGGCGGTCTTCTTCTTCGTGAGCTTCGCGCCGAGGGCGTCGATGCCGGCCGCGTAGGCGAACATCGCGCCCCAGGCGGCGTCGATCTTGGAGCCGTCCTGGTCGTGCTCGGGCTTCATCAGCACGTAGCCGGACCGGCGACGGTCGCGGCGGGCGTTGATGAAGTGCGAGGTGAGCTCGGGCGAGCCGTCGTAGGTGATCGACTCCTTGCCGGCGCTGATGGCCGACTCGAGCTGGTCGAACGTGCCCGTCGTGCGGGCGAGATCCTTCTGCCGCCACCGGATCGGCTCGTCGCGCGACATCTTGACCTTGAGCCGCTTCGCGTACTCGGCCTCCCACGTCTTCACGTGACCGGCCCAGCCAGCGGACGGGTCCGCGTAGAAGCCGACGACGTTGTAGTCCTTGAACGCCTGCCGGACGGCCGCCTCGATCTCGAGCACCGGCGGTCGCCAGCCCTCGCCGGCGGGTCCGTCAGGCTGCTCCAGACGCCGATCTTGAACAGGTGGCGTTGCGTGACCGAGTAGCCGATCAGGACCGTCGAGTCGGCGGTGCCCTTGCCGGGCTTGCGCCCCTCCGAGCCGTCGAAGCCGAGCGTGACCGGCTCCGTCTTCGAGACCACCTTGTCGAGTGCCTGGATCGCCTTGAGCTCGGGCTGCGAGACGTAGGAGTTCGTCGCGTGGGTGATCTGGTTGAGGAAGTCGGCGCGGAGCACCTGCGGGTCGTTGGACGTATCGAGGAACGCCAGCGCCTGCCGCTCGATCGGTGCCCAGCCTGGCTCGCACGGCGGGTCGTGGAGGACGCAGCCGTCGGGGTGGTCCGAGCTGTCCCCGTACGCGTACCGGAGTCCGGCGATCAGCGACTCGCGATCGGCGGGGTCGGTGTCGGCTGGTGCTTCGCGGTGGTCGTACAGCAGCTGCCGAGCGGCGGCGAGGTCCGGGTACTTCCCGGACTCGATGAGGTCCCAGTCGCGCGCGGACGCCTCGGCGACCGACTGCTCGCCCGGGGTGAACGCGTTCGGGGACTCGATCGTGACGCCGGTCGCCTTCGTCGAGTTGTTGCGGATGTTCTGGGCGAGGCGGAGACCGCCGTTGCCTTTCACCCACTCCTCGGTCTGGTCCATGATCGCGGCGACCTGGCCGGGGAGGCCCTTGATGGACCGGCCGGACGACGTGCGGGGCTCGATCTTGCCGCCGGGGATCGCGATGAACGTGTCCATCGGGTCGACCTCGAACTCGTTGACGAGGGCGTCCATGCGCGCCATCTCGAGCATCGGTGCCCACGTGTTCTGCACCTGGTCGTCAGAGGTCGCGGTGACCGGGACGTTGATGATGGTCTTGAAGTCGATCCACGGTCGAGCGACGGGCTGCCCATCCGCGTCCCACCCGTCGGGGACGACCTCGAACAGCGCTTCACTGATCCCGGTCGCGCCGAGGAACGGGGACTTCCCCCAGCCGCGGGGGCGCTGGATGACGGCGCGGGTCTTCACGCGCTTGCACGAGAGCGGGTCGATCTCGTAGAAGCGGATCAGGAACTCGAGCTGCTCGCGGGAGACGACGTAGTCCAGGAACTCGGCCATCTGGTCGGCGACGTGGAAGCCGAGGGTCGGGAACGCCTCGCCGTCGAGCGGTCGCCACGGCATCAGTTCGCCGTCGCTTCCGGGGGGAGGGCGATGCCGCCGAAGCGGTCGCGCGAGCTCGTGCGGCGAGTGGCGGTCTTCGTCTCTGCCTCCTCGGCCTGCGCGAACGTGATCCGGAGCCGGGCGCGGTCCTCGGGTGTCGCGCCGAACTTCGCTTCGCGCAGCCGGAGCTCGGGAGCGAGCTTGACATTGCCCTCCCAGAACTCGGCGTGCAGCAGAGCCGTGTCCATCAGGAACGACCAGTCGTTGTACGTGAACGCGGCAGCAAGCGGGGAGTCCCGCCACATCGCCCACCAGCGCACTGTGACCGTCGGCCAGTCGACCTCGTCGGTCCAGACGCCGTCCTCGTCGTCGCGCGTCTTGTACCGGGTGGGGAGCTCCGGCTGCTCGGCGATGATCGCCGGCAGGATGCGCATCGTGACGGGCTCGGCGTTGCGGCGGGCGCGCTTGCTGGCGGCCTTCGGCGCGGGTCCACGACCAGGCATGATGGACCCCCGTTTCGGGTAGAGCCCGCGTGTCCGTTCCGGTCAAGGGGCGTGTTGGTTCGTATGCGATATGCGCAGCGCGGCGCGCCGGACCCCGAAATCCCCAGACCCGTACACGGCGGGAGCCACAGCACCTCTACGACCAGGACGGACCCGGGGGGAGGGGGTTGACGGGGCCTCTGTGTGCCCGCGTGCCGGACGTTCGTCGCGGCTGCGTCTACCTGAGTCCTGGGTGCTTCTCGCGTGGCTTACGGGCCGACGGGACGCGTGTGAATCGTCGCGCTTCGAGTGCTTCGCGTGCGGTCTTCTTCTCGTGGTGCCATGAGCAGAGCCATTGCAGGTTCGAAAGTGCGTGGTTGTCGCCGTGCACGATGTGGTCGCAGTCAGTGCCGACCTCGACGCAGCGTGTGCCGTCGCGCATGGTGGCTTGGCATCGGCCGCCTGCTCGATCGCGGACGGTGGTGCGTCGCTCGTCCCAGTCGCGCGGGAGTCGCTGCTTGCGCGTGCTGCCTGACCACTGCTCACCCACGTTGTGCTCCTGTCGTCAGCGCTCGTCGTCGAGCTGCCATGCGTACAGCGGCGCACCCTCGCCGTCGTAGCCGATGGGCTCGAGCGAGGTGCGGGTGTTCGTTCTGGTGCGGTGTGCGGTCATCGGGTCGAGCTGGCCGACCGCGGTGACCGGGGTGTCGGTACCCATCCGGGCATCCGGGGTATCGGGGTGTCCGGACTACCGGGGCAACCGGGCGATCCGGGGATCCCTGGTCGCTGTGCTCCCCCGGACTGCGGGCTCCCGGCCATCGTTGGTCAGGCCGCAGCGGTTGCACCAGGGCTCCTTGCGGTCCCGGTGCTGCACTGGCTGATGGTCCGAGCACGCGCTGCTCGTCGCATGCGCCTGGGGTGCCTCGGTGACGGTCAGTGTGGTCGTGCTCGGGTCGAGCTGGTTGCCGCCACCCGAGGCCGAGACGCGCACGCTGGCGTCGTCGGGCTGGCCCTCGATGAACGCGCGCAGGTCTCCGACGGACAGCTGGCTGGACTGCACGGTCATCGTGCGGCTGGTCGTGATGCGCACGGTCATGATGCCTCCACGGGCAGGTAGGTGACGGTGCCGTCGGCCAGCATCAGGTCGACGCCGATGACTGCACCGGCAGCGCGCTTGACGTCGAAGCGATCGATCTCGGCGGTCGTCTTGTGTCCGTGCTTCAGCAGCAAGGCACGGATCTCGGAGAGCTTCACGGTGGTCCTCCTCGTGACGTGGGCGGCCGGCCGCGTCCGGGGTCCGCATGTCAGCGCGGCTTCCCTCGGGGGTCTCGGCCTGAGTAGACCTCGTCGCGCCCTGAGCCGAGCAGGTCGCGACGAGGGAAGGGTTCCCCGAGCTCGACGCAGCAAGACGATGACGTGCGTGTCTGCGGGCCGGGGAAGTAGACGCCCGATGACGGTGGCGAACCGGTCACTGATTCGGCCGGGGACGCAGTGACGCGTCCGCACGCCCTCCCTGGGCTGGCCTGGTTGTCGCGGGCGGCGCTTGCCGGCCTCGCTCGGTACCCGCGCAGCGCTCAGCGTGGTCGCGGGTACGTCTGGGGCCGCGCCTGTCGGGGGCGCGGCGGATGATGTGGGCATGACTGATGACGAGCGCGCGATCCTCGTGTTCGAGGAGCAGCGTCCGAAGAACGACCGGAGCAAGGAAGCGGCCGTGCGTGACGCGTTCGGGGTGTCGTGGGTGCGTTACCAGCAGCTGCTGCTCCGGCTCGTCGCCCGCGAGGACGTCCTGGCCGAGTTCGCTCCGGTCGCACACCGGGTGCAGCGCGTGCAGCGCGTGACCGCCGACCGTGTGGTGGCCCGAGCGGCGCGACGCTTCGCCTGAAACGACGAAAGCCGGTGACCACTGGTCACCGGCTTTCTAAGTCGTTCCGGGCACACGTATCCCGAGCGAGGTCGACTATACGCTTTTCGGCCGCGGGTCCGCAACCTTCTTCGGCTGCGTGTCGGTGATGGCCCTGACGACGGCCGCCTCGACGTCGATGCCGATGTTGTCGGCGAACCCGACGAGGAGCCGGCGCGGCCACTCGAAGGTGCACGCCTGGCAGTAGACGTCGATCGTCTCCCCGGTCTCGCGGTCGCGCCGCATGACCAGAGCCCACTCGAGGTAGTCGTCGCCGTCGACGGTCTTGGTGACCCTGTCGTGTCCGCACTTCGGGCAGGGCGCGAGGATCTGCGCGTTCTTCGGTGGCGCGAAGAACGCTTCGATGGCCGCGACCCATCGTTCCGCGTGCCGGTACGCGGTGGCCTCGATCCCCTGGCGGTAGACGGCCTTGTCGACGGTCAGGGCCGGAGCGTGCACGCGCACCACCTCGTCGTCCCGGACGATGTCCCCCCACGCCCGGACGTAGTCCTGTGCCTGCCCGAGCGGCGTGGGCGAGGGGTCAGCGGCGGCCAGGGCTTCCGCTGCTTGCTGCTCGATCAGCTCGAGCAGGTCGACGGCGGCGAGGTCGATGGGTGGCTTGCTGCCGAACGACGCTCCCCCGCCGGTCGACTCCATCCCTCCGAAGACGGCATCGTGGAGGCGCTGCAGGAGACCGTCGTCGTCGGTGAGCTTGGCGATGAGCTCGGCGAAGCTGGTTCTCAGCTCGAAGGTCGGGATCTCGGACGCGTCGACGGGATGCGGCGAGCGCTGGGGGTCCGTGGTGGTTGGGGTCATGTGGTCTCCTGCTGGGGTTCGACGTCGAACATCGTGGGTGGGAGGTGGGTCGGGTCCGACTCGGGTTGTGTGGGTGCCTCCACGTCCTCGCTGTGCGCTTCTGCGTGTTCACCGCAGTAGTGCTTGCCGGCCCGCTCGATCCAGTCGCGGTCGGAGAGGTCCATGTCGGCGAGGGAGCCGAAGCCGGCGTAGTCGCCGTCGCTCCACTGCTCGACGAAGTCCGCGTCACAGCCGGGCTCGTCGCAGAGGATCGTGTACGTCTCGAAGGTCTTGACGGTCATCGCTGTGCCAGCACCCACCAGAGGCAGGCGAGGTTGCAGGCGATCCAGCCGCCCTCGTGACGGAGGACGATGAACGGACGGCGGCCCCACGCGTACCGGTACTCCCGGACAGCAGCAGCCCTCGCCGCCCGGGTGTGGCCGGCGACGGTCACGTACCGGGCCCGGTGCAGCTTCGGGGCCATCACCGGTGGTCCCGTCCGCTGCTGATGATCTGCGCGTCCGGCTTCCGCTTCGGCCGCCACACCGACCGGACCGCCGACACGACGACCGCGATCACCAGCAGAGCCAGCAGCACGACCACAGTGATCGCGCCAGCCCAGGCGAGGAGAGTCCAGGGGGTCATGAGAAGTCCTTCCCGCGGCGCTCGCCGCGTGTGGGGCGTCGCCGGATCTCGACGACGGTGGTGCGGTTGACGACGCCGATCAGCCAGACGACGACGAGGGGCACGAGCGGGAACAGGCCGGTCATCGGCGGGCCTGCCCGAAGCCGATGGCGAAGTCCCGGGCGAGCTGCTCGAACGCGTTGTGCCACGCCGCAGCGAACGCACCCCACGCCTGCCCGGGGTTCGCCGGCTGCCAGGGCTGCACGGCGATCGGTTCAGGGATGCCGAGGACGGCCCGGTCGGAGGCACCGTCGGCGAGCAGTCGCGCCTCGACTGCATTCCATCGGCGGTCGGCGAGTGCGCGGGCGTCTTTCCGGGCTTGCCTGAGTGCGAGCGACGGGACCGAGAACCGGTCGAGTCGCGCGGTGTTGAGACTGATCACGTGTTCCTCCTCTAGGAACGACCGCGGCGAGCCACCCCTGGTTGGGGTGCTCGCCGTGTGGGTTGGTGGTGGGTAGGGTCCAGGCGTGCATGACTGGTACGACTGGGCAAAGGACATCGGGCTACCGCTGCTGACGGGTGGTGGCTCGGTGGTGGTGGGTGCGGTGGCGATCTATGTCGCGCGGCAGTCCCACAAGCTGGCAGTGCAGGTACGCAAGGACGAGGCTGGCCGCGAGGCAGCAGCGGGGAAGGAGCGCTACCGTGACCAGCTGTTTCGAACGATCGAACCGACCGTGTCCGCGCTGCTGGATCATCGTGCTGACATCGCTGCCGGCCGGGTCGGTGCAGCCGATGAGCGTGCGGGCGTGGCAAAGGTTCTCGGCCGCTTGAACATGGTCGACGCAGTCGCGAACGCCGAGGACAAGAAGATGGTGCACGCGGTACTCAGTGCCTACGAGGAGGCAGCTGGGCTCAAGGACCGGGCTGTCATGACGCTTGTCCTCGCGGGTCTAGCTATGGGCCTTCCCCGGCTCCTCGAGGACGACCAGGACATCGCCGCACTCGTGCTACAGACGGAAGGAATCGTCCAGGAAGCGATCGAGGACACGACGCCGGAGCTCTGACACCGGCCGAGAGTTCCGGACATGGGGCTCGGGGTGGCGGGTTGTTGGTGGGGCACTGCTCGGGGCGGTCCTTGCAGTCGGGCGTGCAGGGCTCGCCGGGACGGTGGTGCGGCTCGAGCATCAGCGCCGTCGGATCCGCTCGGCGTGGATCGCGTTCTGCGCCTCCTCGCGTAGCCGGTCGCCGAGGGCCGCGGCGTCAGCCGGCTCGAAAGTCCACGGGGCGTCTCCGCCGACCTGCACGTGCACGGCATCGACTTCGTGCATAACCGTGACGGCCGCGCCGTGGGTTGTGGCGATGGGGGTCAGTGCCATCGAGTCTCCCTCCAGGAGTCGTCGAACCAGATCTGGGCGAAGCGGACGCCGCCGGCCGCGATGAGGCAGCCGACGGCGTCGAGGGTGAGCTGCAGGGCGATCACGGGGTCGTCCCGCTCTCGATCGCGAGCAGGCGCTGGCGCGTCTCGACGTACATCGTTCGGCCGGTGTCGGTGATGAGGTACGGCATCATCACCTCGTCGAGGGAGGCGAGCCCGGCGTCGATGAGCGCGGACTGCGCCTCGAGCCAGTCCTTCGCGATCCGCCAGGCGACGCGCGCCGCCTGCTCGGCGGTCTGCTTCGCCTTCGGCACCTTGCTGTCGCGGCTCATGGCGACGAGGACGCCCGCGGTCCGGACCGGCAGCTCGAAGTCGCGGACGCCGTAGTCGGTCTTCATGGTGAAGCCGAGGCCCGCCGGCGTCCCGTCGTCGTCGAACAGCGTCGAGATGCGCTGCACGCCGCGGCGGGCGAGGGCGGTCTGGATCTCGCCCATCGTCTTGCCGACGGCGATCTCGGTCGTGTAGTTCAGGATCGGCATCAGGTTCCCTCCGTCGGCCGTCGAGCGGTCGGCCATCCGAGGGCTCGCGCGAGGTGGTCGCGCTCGGACTTGGTGGAGCAGTTCTGGTTGTCGTGCGCGCCGCAGACCGGGCACACTTCACGCGGCCCGTCCGCATCGGTCACGTGATCGCCTCCCCCTGCTCGAAGACGACCTGGATCCTGCGTCCGTCGTCGTGCTGCTCGACGTGGACGCCGGTGACGCCCAGGACCCCGACGAGACGCCCCACGGGGCCGTGCACGTCGAGCCGTCGGGCGGCGAGGTACGTGACGCTGGTCGCGTCCGCGATCACCAGCGGGTTCGCCGTAGCGATCGCGCTCTTCTCGCAGCTGCAGGGCTCGTTGTCGCGGGTCATGAGCAGCCGACACAGCTCGGCGTGCGGAACCGCGGCGAGCGCCGTGCGTAGGGTGTCGAGCTCGTCGGCGGCCGCGGTGAGTGCTCCGGCGGTGCCGGGCAGCCCCATCGCTTCGATGTTGCCGGCGCGGGTGCGGAGCTCGGTGGCGTCGACGGTCACCGCTTCACCACGGCGAGGATCAGGAGCACCACGAGCAGGACCACGACGAAGAGGGCGAAGCTGATCCACAGCGGGGCGAGCACCCACCACCAGGACCAGGCGATCACGCCGACGAGCTTGAGGACGATGAAGACGATCGTCAGGAGACCGGCGAAGCCGATACCGCCGGACGACGAGGTGCGGGTGTTCTGGGACATGTGGGACCTTCCGGGTCGGGATGCGGCGAGCGCCGGCCCCTGGGGTGGGGTCGGCGCTCGCCGGGTGTGCTGGTGGGTGGTCAGTCGCCCTTGACGTTGACGATCTGGTGGAGGGTGTGGGTGATCTCGACGAGGTCTTCGGCGTCGGCCATGACGACGTCGATGGGCTTGTACGCGGCGGGGATCTCGTCGAGGAATGCGTCGGTGTCGCGGTACTCGATGCCGGCCATCGCTTCGCGGAGCTGGTCGTGGGTGAAGGTGCGGCGGGCGGCGGAGCGGGAGTAGTTCCGGCCGGCACCGTGGGGGCTGCTGTGGAGGGCGAGGCGGTTGCCGCGGCCGACGACGACGTAGGACAGGTCGCCCATCGATCCGGGGATCAGGCCGGGTGTGCCGAGGGAGGCGTCGATCGCGCCCTTCCGGGACAGCCATACGTCCTGCCCGAAGTGCCGTTCGCGGGACGTGTAGTTGTGGTGGCAGTTCACCTGCTCGGACACCTCGACGGCGATGCCGGTGAGGAGCTCGACCTGAGCGATGACGCGGTGCATCATCTCCTCGCGGTTGAGGAGCGCGAAGTGCTGCGCCCACCGGAGCTCGGCGATGTACCGGTCGAACTCCCGGGTGCCCTCGACGAGGTACGCGAGGTCGGGGTCATCGAGCGGGATGAAGTACGCGGTCGCGATCTCCTGCGCGACCCGGATGTGGTGCTGGGCGATCTTGTTGCCGACACCGCGGGACCCGGAGTGCAGGAACAGCCACACCCGGTCCTCCTCGTCGACGCTGACCTCGATGAAGTGGTTCCCGGAGCCGAGGGTGCCGAGCTGCAGACGCCAGTTCGGCGCGTAGCCGGCCGGGTCGAAGCCCGCCTCGGCCGCGCGGGTCTCGAGCTCGAAGATGCGGTCCTGAGCGGACGGCTCGACCTCCCGGTTGTACTTCCCGGCCGACAGCGGGATCCGCGCCTCGATGCTCCGGCGGAGGTAGCTGAGGTCGCCGCCGAGCAGCCGACGGAAGTCGTCCTCCATGTGCTGCGTCCGGACGGCGATCATGCCGCAGCCGATGTCGACCCCGACCGCGGCGGGGATGATCGCGCCGACGGTCGGGATGACGGACCCGACGGTCGCGCCCTTCCCGAGGTGCGCGTCCGGCATCAGCGCGACGTGCGGGTGGACGAACGGCATCCGCGACAGCCGCTCCGCCTGATCGCGGGTGTCCGGCTCGAGGATGCTGGCCCAGTTCATGAGCCGCTTCGTGATCTGCTCCATCGTGGAGTCCTGTTCTGCGGCGAGTGCCGCGGTCGGGTTCAGGCTGCGGCGGGTGCCGCGGGTTGGGAGTTGTGGGGGCTGTCGTTGGCGGGCAGGCGCAGCTCGTGGAGTCGGATGCGGAGGATCGTGCGGTCCGAGAGCTCGAGGCGCTTCGCCATGTCGGGGTCGGTGAGGCCGTACCCGTGGAGGATGCGGACGGCTTCGCGGCGCTCGGAGATCGTGAGGTGGACGCGGGTGCCGGCGACGGCGAGCTCGACGGCGGTCTCGTCGATGCCGGATCGGGTGCGGTCACGGCGGACGGGGGCGTCGTCGTTGTCGATGTCGTCCCACTCGAGGGGCCTGGCCCACCCGCGGGCGGCGGCGTACCGGATCGTCCGGTTGTAGGCGATCAGGTCGCGGTGCTCGGTGTGCGCCGGCACCTTGTCCCAGAGCTGTCCGAAGAGCTGGTCGATGCGGTCGTGCCAGACCCTGGTGATGCGCTCTTCGGCGAGCAGCTGCCGCATCCGTTGGGGTGGGATGCCGAGGTGTCTCGCGAGCTTCTTCTGCGACCAGCCCTGCCGGATGAGCGCCTGCAGGCGGCGTTGCGCGCCGCGGGCGGGGAGGTGGAGCGGCTGGTACCGGCCGTACGCCTTCTCGCGGCGGCGGGCTCGCTGGGCGGCTGCTCGAGTCGCCGTGCAGTCGCGGCACCGGCAGCCGTGCTGGTTGTAGCAGGTGCCGGCCGCGGCGTGCTTGTGGTCGGGCGGGCACACGGGCCCGATGTCGGTGGTGGTCATGGTGTTCCTCGGATGTCAGTGGTTGGTGCCTAGGCAGCCGCCCCGTGGACGCGCTGCAGCTCGGCGTAGATGGCTCGGACGTTGTCCGGCTCGCGGCAGGCGATGGCGATGTACGCGAGGGGGTCGCGCGGCATCGCGGATGAGCGGCGCAGGATCTCGCGAGCGACGTCGATCGCTGCTGCGATTTCGAGCGGGCCGAGCGCAGGGGTGAGGCTGGCGACGAGCATGTCCGTGTCGGGGATCCCGAGAAGTTCCGCATCCTCGTTCAGCAGACCCTTCATCTCCTCGGCATCACGCGCACGGTTACCAGGGTGAGAAGTCTCTGAAAGGTAGGTGTCGTCATGCCCCTGTTCCCCTGTTCCCCTGTTCCCCTGTTCCCCTGTTCCAGGCGCGAGGGACGGCGAAGGGTTCGCGAAGGTTCGCGAGGGTTCGCGAATGATGGAGTCCTTGTAGTTCAAAGTGCCGTCTGGCCTGGGGAAACGTCCCGGCTGGGGCTTATCGATGCGCTGCGCCGATTCCCAGAAGGACAGGTACAGCACGGGGGTGCCCTCGGCGTCGTACCTGTGGATAAGTCCGGCCTGGTGCAGCTCGGTGATCCCTTCGGATACCCTCGCGACTGTTCGCGAGGGCTCGCGAATGAGATCGCGTTGGAACAGGTCGCCGATGATGAGCGCGATGTCGTCCCGGCCCACCCCGTTGTCGTCGACGAACGACTCGAGGGCCTTGAGCAGGAGTCGGGCGTCCCAGGAGACCGACGCGATGCGTTCGGACCGCCAGAACTCGGGCTTCGTGGAGCGAATGCGCATCAGGTGGATCCTTCTTCGTGAACACGGATCTCGATGCGAGGCCGCATGTCGTTGGGGGCGCGATCGAGGAGTCCGCGGTGCCGACCGCACTGGCACTCCCCGATCACTCTTCGGTGGCACTCGGCGGACGAGCAGCGACCGTTGACGCCGTGGACGGATCCGCAGGTGAGCTCGACGTCTGACAGCCGCATGAACACGACGGGCTCGCCGTCGCGGGTGACCGTGACGAACAGGGGCGGCTCGAACTGGGGTGGGGCGAACAGCGAAAGCCGCTCGAGCGTGCCCTTCGCCGCGTAGGTGTAGCCGGTGTCCATCAGGACGCTCCTTCCATGAGGTCGTGGGCCTGCCGTTCGGTGATCTCGGTGATGCCGCCGGCGTCGTCGTAGAGCGCCCACCCCTCGCGGGACGTGACGCCGTTGACGCTGCGGAACCAGCGCCGCGCCGGCCACCGCGCGGGGTCCGCCCAGCGCGGCACCGCCCACCCTTCGGCGATGGCGTCGGCGGGGTGCTCGGTCTTCCAGATGTGGCAGCCGAGGCCGAGGAGGCACAGGTTCGACGCGACCGTGTTGCCCGGCTGCCGGTTCTGCCGGTGGTCGCGAGCGATCGGGCCGCAGTCGCGCAGGCACTTCTGGCAGGTTTCGTCGTCGCGCCCGGTGGCGATCGCGTACGCCTGCTTCTCCTCGGCGGCGGTCAGCTTCCGGGGCTTCGGTCGGATCACAGGGGTCCCTTCCAGCTGTAGAGGGCGACGCCGGTCTGCCGCCAGCGGTCGGCGATGGGGCCGACCGCGGCGACGTACCGGTGCTGCTGCCCCCCCGTGGGGGACGATGACCTCCGGGGCGTGGAGCTCCGTTGCCGCGGCGATGTGGACTCTCTCGCCGTCGGACGGGCCGCCGTCGAGGAGGGCAGTGGTGCAGATCATGCGGCGGCTCCTGCTTCGTAGAGGTGTCGATCGAGAACCTGGCGCTCGTACGCGGCGACCGTCACCCGGGGATGCGCGGCCCAGTGCTCGATCAGCTCCTCGGACGCGTACGCCCGGGCGCGGGCTTCGTTGCCGATGAACAGGTCCCAGGCGTCGATGCCCGCGCGGCGACCTCGGTCGTTGAGGAGTCGACCGCGGCACGCCTCGGAGGCTGCTTCGTAGGCGGACAGGCGGTACTCCTCGAACTCGGCTCGGATCTGCTTGTAGAGCTCGATCCCGAAGCCGACTGCGGCGCTGCCGTGTCTCTTCGTCATGCTGGTCTCCGGACGGTGATGGGCTCGCCGATGTTCACGGTGAACGCCGCCTGGTCGACGCCCTGCTGGACGACGAGCTGCATGCGGTTCGGCGAGGTGGGGGCGGGCGGTCGGACGCCGATGAGCGTCCCAAGGGTGCGGTGCTCCGGCGAGCGCGAGAGTCGGTGGCCGGCGGTGCGGAACGCGACGACGAGGTCGACGTCGGTGGTCTGCAGCAGGCGGGCCGGGGTGACCTCTTCGGCGAAGGTCTGCGGTGCCTGGGTGATCTGCTCGAGGATGCGGCGGCGTTCACGGCCGCGCTTGCGGCTCACGACGCGTCGTCCTGGCCGTCGGTCTTCCACCACTCGGTCGGCTCCGGCATGTCGTCCTCGGTGGCCAGGTCGCGGCGGAGGTCGTGCGCCCGCCGTGAGCGGGTGTAGTTCCGCCAGCTGCGGGGCACGAGCTCGGCGGCGGCGCGGTTATCGTCGTCGCTCATCGGCGGTGTCCCTTCACGTTGTCGCGACGGCGGGGCTGGGCGGCGCGAGACCGCTGCTGCTGGCGCTCCCGTTCGCGGCGCTCGGCGCGGCCCTGAGCCCGCGCGTACTCGGGGCTGTAGATGTCGGGGTTCACTCGTCCTCCTCGGGGGCGTTGACGACGGCGTGCACGCGCAGGAGCGCAGTGACGAACAGCACGACGACGGCCCAGACGAGGACCGCCCAGAGCGGGGTGGTGCGGTCGACGGCGGAGGCGAAGACTGCCGCGACGAAGCACGCGTAGAGGAGCGCTCCGGCGGTCCTCATCGAACGGCCTTCCACGTGCGGCTCTTGCCGCCGCTGCGGGTCTGGCCGTGCTCCTTGGTCCAGACGACCTTGCCTGCGGCGACGAGCTCGGCGCGGCGGGAGCGGATCGACTGGTCGGAGGGGACGGTCAAGTCGTGCTCGGCGGCGTAGCGCTTGTACTCGTCGATGAGCTGTTCGTCGGTCAGGCCGGCGGTCCGGTCGAAGAACGATGTCCGAGCGGGGAGCAGCCGCAGGATGCGCTGCTGCACCTCGGTGGGGTTGTGGGCGGCCTTGGCGGCGAGGTGGCTGGTCTCGGGGTCGTGTGTGCGGGCGGCGGGCATGAGCGCTCCTAGTCGTTGTGCCATCGGTCGGCGTCGAACTGGCGGTCGGGAAGTGGGTGGGTGGCGTCCTCCGCTCGCCACCGCTTCTCGGTGGCCGGGAGGAACGTGATGACTACTGAGTCGTCGAGCGAGACGATCGCTGCGACGTCGTCGCGTCGGAGCCGCCAGGCGTCTCCGTGCGTCGGTGACTTGTTGACGTGCTTCACGTGCGGGTGGGTGAGCAGCTCTTCGATGAACTCGTCGTCGAGGGCCATGTCTCTCGCTCGCTGCTGCGCGTGCTTCGTGAGGATGAAGTCATCCATGCGGGCTCCTCCGCGTTGGTGAACAGGGAGCAGCGACGGCGGAGGTTCGGGTCAGCTCCGTCGCTGTCGTGGTCTGCCGGGGACGTCGAACCTCGGGCGCTCCGGCTGCGCATGGCCGGACCTGTCAGACCTGCCGTTGCACCGCGTAAATCGCGGCCTGACGGCGGTCACGTCGTCGTCTCCCCTGTTGCGCGGGGTGCCTGTGTTCCAAGGCCGGACGGGACGTGCATCGGTTCTGTGACCTCCGTGGTCGCGGCCGTCGCCCGAAGGCGGTACGGCCCGCGGCTGGTCAGCCCTCTGTGGAGTTGTGATGGATCAGGTGCGGCGGGGGCGTGCCCTCTCGGGCCGTTTCCGGGCGCGCCGATCAGCGCCCTCCGGGAGGCGCGCGGATCGGAAGATGGGGTCGCGCTAGGCGCGGAGCTTCTTGCGGCTGGGGCGGGCCCAGCTGTCGACGGCCTGCGGGCGAAGTGCCGCGCGGACCTCGGCGACGTTGTAGCGGTAGAGGCGACCCCGACGCATGTAGGGGATGTCTCCGCTGTGGGTGAGCCGGTGCACGGTGTCCAGGGAGATACCGAGCGCCAGCGCGAGTTCCTTGCGGGTGACGTCTGGTGCGGCGAGCGCCGTGGGGTTCTGGGCGCTCACGGTCATGCTGCTTGCTCGATCGCGTTCGTCTGGACCACCTCGAACGCTTCCCCAAGACCCAGCGAGTACGTCTCACAGAGTGCCGCCATGAACGCGCCCGAGGGGGTCGCGCCGCGGTCAACTCGCCGGAGCGTGGTGCGGTCGACACCCATGAGCCGAGCCTGGTGCTCTTCACTCGTGATGCCGTGGATCTTGCGGAGGCGCTCGAGGAGTCCTGGCTTCACTCGGATGGTGGATGCCATGTGCCCTCCTTCTGTTGCGTCTTCGCTTCGGTGTGGTGCAAGTCTGCCACAGTTTGAGGCGGATGAGCCTCATTTTTATAGCCGAGTCGCATCACTGCACGGGGCTTCGTTGCAATACCGCGCCAAGGAGGGTTGACAGTGATGCAAAGATGCATCAAAGTAGCGACGTGGACAACGACATGGACCAGATCCTGAAGGCTGCGACCGGCGCTCGGAGCATGCGGGCGATCGCGGCGCGCATCGGCATGGAACCGAGCACGCTGAACCGCCAAAAGCACGACCTCCCGGTTCGGACGCTCGTGGCGATCTGCCGCGCGTTCGACATCCCTGTCGTGCCGATGTTCGTGAAGGTCGGCTACATCACCGCGGAAGAGGCGTCATCCGGCGTCATCGCGCAGGCTCTCGAGAACGCGTCGGACGCCGAGCTGATGTCCGAGACGCTGCGCCGGGTGCAGGCCGGCAAGGCTGGCACAGCGATCACGAACCCCATCGATGTCAGCGGCCTCGACAACGATGCAGAAGCGGCCGTCGACGTCACCAGCGAGCGCCGCTCGAGCTACGGACTCGCCTCGCAGAGGGGCAAGCGGAAGGTCGACACCGAGTGGGCGGAATGATCGGAGGGGCATGCGCGACTTGCTGAACCTGGCAGCGCAGTACGGGGTACGCGTCGAGATGTGCCACATCGAAGACGCCAACGGCTACTACGACGCCAACGGGGGGCGCATCTACATCGACCTCAGCCTGACGCCCAACGAGGTCCGATCGGTCTTCGCGCACGAACTCGGGCACGTCCACCACGGGCACACGTGCGACGCCGGCCCGAACAGTCCAGAGGAGCGCCAGGCGCGCGCGTTCGCAGCTGAGCTGCTTGTCCACCCCGCCGACTACGCCGAGGCGGAGCACATCAGTGCGGACGCGTTCCACATCGCTGACGAGCTCGGCGTAACCGTGAACGTGATCGACGACTACCGGGCGATGTGCCTGCAGCGCCTCGGCGAGCGCACCTACGGCCGGACAGCGAGGGGGCTCCTCACCAACGACCTCGCGCGCGTTTTGTCCTGAAACGACGAAGAGCCCCACCGGATACCGGTGGGGCTCTTCACTTGGCTGCTAGTGCATGACGGGGACGCGCTCCGCGACCTTGACCGTGACGCTTAGAGAGGAGCGTGACAGGGACTTGCGAACGATCTCGTTGATCGTGTTGCCGAAGTACGCCTGCGGCTCGGTGCCCTCGGGCACGTCCACCACAAGGTGAAGATCCATGTCGAAGTTCTCGTCGGTCGAGATGTTCACCGCGAGGATCCGGTCGTCGGCGACCAGGTCGTCGTAGAACAGGTCGACCTTGTCCCCAAACTGCTTCGGGGTGAGGTTCGAGGCCTTGTTGATGTAGGTGTTCTGTGCGGCATAGAGGTTGCTCATGAGCTGTCTCCTTCCCTTGCCAATCAGTCGAAAATCGTGAAGTGCTCGAGGCAGGTCCGACGCGCCGTTGCGTCGATGAACTCCTGTGTCACGAGCGTGAGCGAGATCCAGATGCCTGCATGTCTATCGGCATCGGCGGGGCAGACGTATCGAAGCCCGCGGCCATACCTGACGCTTGTGCACTTCCAGCCTTGCCTCTCAAGCTCTTCGCATACGCGGATGACGCTCTCGTCCGGGGACTCAGCACCGTCATCGAGACCGAGATGTTCTCGGTAACTCGTTGCCTCAGTGTAGCGATCCATGCTTGGTGTGTCCTCCCCCAGATATGAGAATTGCACCATACAGGACATACCAGCGACCCCCAGGTGACGGGGTATGTCGATTATCCCCGCGACGCGAGACATCGACGGTGCTGCCGGACCCACGCCGGGCACCGACCGGTGCTGGCGACTGGCAGCAGGGCCACCCGGACGACCCCGGTCGCCAAGGGTAGCCCGGGCTACAAACGGCAGCGATTTGAGGCTATCGTGAGCGTGTTGAGCTACTAGGCTCTGACCCTCGCGCATCCGCGTAGAACCGGGGAAGGACCGCTCCAATCAGGCTGATCCGTCAACTGATTCGAGACCCGTTATTCACCCCAGTACTGAAGAACAGACGAAGGCCCCGGTCCGTTGGACCGGGGCCTTCGTCGTTCCGCGAACACCTTCGGGTCTTGTGTAAAATATGTACTTCTGTATATTGTAGATCAGTGCAGACCCGAGCCTTCCGACCAGACATCCAGGGCCTCCGTGGGATCGCCGTCGCCATGGTCGTCCTCGACCATGCGTTCCGTTGGCCGAGCGGTGGGTTCCTCGGCGTCGACGTCTTCTTCGTGATCTCCGGGTTCGTCATCACCGCAGGGCTGCTGCGTGAACACGGGCGGACCGGACGGATCCGCCTCCGGGCCTTCGCCGCCCGCCGCGTGCGCAGGCTCGCGCCGGCATCCCTCCTCGTGATCCTCGTGACCACGGCTGCGGCCTGGGTCCTCCTGCCGACGAGCAGGTTCGCTTCGGTCGCCGCCGATGCCGTCGCCTCCGTGCTCGCCGTGCAGAACTGGCGGTTGGCAGCAGCGGGCACCGACTACTTCGCGGCGACGGCAGCCGCCTCACCGTTCCAGCACTTCTGGTCCCTCGCGGTCGAGGAACAGTTCTACCTGGTGCTCCCGGTCCTCCTGCTGCTCCTGCTCGGGCGTCGCGCACGCCGAGACGATCGAACCGTCGGGCGCTCGGCACGTGCAACCGTCGTGATCGGCGGCCTCACGGTGTGCTCTCTCGCGTGGGCCTTCGTCGCTGCTGCGGTCGACCCTGCCTCCGCGTACTTCTCGACGGCGACGCGTGCATGGGAGCTCGGCGTGGGTGTCCTCGCCGCGATCGCTGTGCACCGTGCCCGGTCGGTCCGCCCGTGGGTCGCGGAGTGCATGGTCGTCATCGGACTCGGCGCGATCGCCGCGTCCGTCCTGCTCGGGCGGGAGACCTTCGGCATGCCGGCACCGCTCGCACTCGTCCCGACGCTCGGCACCGCGCTCATCCTGGTCGCCGGAGCCGGAGCCGGAACCGGAACCGGAACCGAAGCCGGAACCGGCGCCAGCTCCCGCTCCAGCTCTGGACCCGCACCCACCCGCACGGCCTGGGCAGCGGCACCGCTGCGCTGGCGTCCCCTCGTCGGACTCGGGACGGTGAGCTACTCGCTCTACCTCTGGCACTGGCCGTTCATCGTCCTGCTGCCCCTCTTCACATCGCTTCCCGTCGGCATCGCGGTCGTCCTCGCACTGCTGACGTCGATCGCGAGCTACGCAACGGTGGAGACCGCCTTCCGGCACCGCGGCCTCCGCGCCACGCTCCAGGAACACCGTCTGCGACTGCAGGTCGGCGCGCTGGCCGCGCTGACCGTGCTCACCCTCGTCACCGTCTCGGGAACCGCCGAGCGGCTCCGCCCGCTCCCACCGGTTCCCGCTGCCGCACCCGCCGCCGGGGACGACACCGACCTCGCCGCCGACGACTCGTTCCCGGCGCTGCAAGCCCGCGCCGACGCCATCGCAGCAGGGCTGGGCGCGCGATCGTGGCCGGACGACCTGACGCCGAGTGCCGAGGCGATCAGCGCCCCTGGCTACGCAGACTCCCTGACGAAGACCTCGAGTTGGGCGCCCACCCTCGGGTGCTCGGTGATCGGTGCCGATTGGCGCGCGGACTCGTGCACGTGGGGCGCCGCTCCGGGGACGTCCGTGATGCTCACTGGCGACTCCACCGGTGCGTTCTCGGCGCCGGGGTGGAGAGCGCTCGCAGAAGACCCCGACGCCGATGTGCAGGTCCGGAACGGCGCACAGATCGGCTGCCCCTTCTCCACGACGGCGCTCACCTCGGACGTCGACACCTGCGCCGCCCACAACGCGGAGGTGCTCGCCGAGCTCGAACGGACGACCCCGGACGTCCTGGTCGTGACGAACCGGTTCTGGGACAAGGAAGACCCGAGCCTCGAAGGGATCACGCGAGAGTCCTACGAATCCGGCGTCAAGGGGATCATCGAGGCTGCCCGACCGCACGTCGGCCGCGTCGTCGTCGTACCCGCCACCCCGCCGGGGTACGCGCCGACCGGCTGTGTCGCCGGCACCCGGGGGCCACAGGACTGCCGAGAAGGCGATGCGACAGCCCGCGCCCAGATGCGTTCCCTGACCACCCTGCTCGACGACGTCGACGAGACCACGGTGCTCGACACGACCCCCCTCTGGTGCTCGTTCGGCACCTGCCCGCTGCTCATCGGGAACGTCCTCACCCGCTTCGATCCGGTCCACGTCACACCGGAGGCTTCACAGGCATCGGCGCCGGCGCTGCTCGACCTGCTCCGGAAGGAGGACATCCTGCCGGGTGTGCGACCATCGACCCCGTGATGGAGATGTCCGCCGAGGCCTTCGAGCAACTCGTGACCGACGAACTCGACCTGCTCCCCGACGAGATGGTCGACGGGCTCGACAACGTGGTGTTCGTCGTCGAGGACGAACCGGAGAACGGCGAAGAGCTCTTCGGTGTCTACGACGGCATCGCAGCCACCGAGCGCGGGCAGTACGGCTTCGGCGAGCTGCCCGACCGCATCGTGGTGTTCCGGAAGCAGCACCTGGCCGAGTGCGACACCGTCGAGGAGCTCAAGGACGAGGTGCACACCACCCTCGTGCACGAGATCGGGCACTTCTACGGCATCGACGACGAGCGGCTGCACGAGCTCGGCTGGGCGTAGCGGCCAGGGACGCACCCGCGCACCTGCACCCGCACCTCAGAACCGCGTCGGCCCCACCTCGTGGTACTTCTCCCACGCCCCCACCGGCCCCCGCCCGTGCAGCGCGTACTCCCCCACGAGCCGCTCCTTGTAGGCCGCCGGGTTGTGCGACGCCACCACCCGCGCGTTCCGCCAGTGCCGGTCGAGCGCACGCGTCCGGTCGGCCGCCGACGCCCCGCCGACCTCGAACAGCTCGGACG